GGTGAGATTGACCCGCCGATTAGACTACCTTTCGGCGCTGCACCTGAAGTCATTGGTGCAATCAAAAAGCATCACCGTGAACGTGAAGCTGCACAGGCCGCTTTACGCTTAGTTATGTCAATGTGGGGCGGTAAGTGGACAGTAAACGGTGACACATTAAGCGAGGCGCAAAGGCGCTTCTATCACACCTTCGGGGTGGACGTTGGCACTGCTCAGACCTTAGGACGTAAAGAGGCTGAGGAGCTTAAAAAGAGAGTCGAGGCGGTATTATGAATGAAGCAAGGATACAAGCTCAGGTCAGACTTGACGCTTCTAAACTAGGCTGGCGCTTATTCCGTAATAACGTCGGTGTGCTGGTGGATAGCCGAGGCATCCCAGTACGCTTTGGGCTGGCTAATGACTCGAATGTGGTCAATAAGCATATTAAGTCGGCAGACCTTATCGGCATCAAACCCGTGCTAATCACACAAGATATGGTCGGGCAGACAATCGGACAGTTTGTTAGCCGTGAGTGCAAATGGTCGGGCTGGAAATACAATCCAAAAGACGAGCGCGAGGCCGCGCAACAACGATGGATAGACATGATTAATTCAATGGGCGGTGACGCTAAATTTACGACGGGTGAAGTATGAAAACTAGACCAATAACTTTTAACCGCGAGGACGTACTGACGGAGGCGCTTAGACTTAGTGTTTCCGTGGGGTACAACAAAGTCACCCGCGAGATGCTGGCCTTTGCCGCTAACTGCTCACCAGCGCAAATTAGCAATATGTTTGGGACGATGGCACACCTCAGACGCGCTATTGTATCCGCAGCCGTACACCGTGAGGACTTGGCCGTACTTGCTCAGGCGCTCGCTCACAATGAGGCTAAAGCTAATGCTGCTAACCCTGACTTGAAACGCCGCGCATTGGAGGCTTTACTATGAGTCAAATAGCAGTATTGTTCGCTAGAAACGACAGTCGCTATAAAGAGATGGCTCTAATTTATGATGTGTATGACATTGATCGTGATGCTAGAAACTTTTGCAAAAAGTTACCAGTTATTGCTCACCCGCCTTGCCGTGCATGGGGTCAATTGAGCCACATGGCAAACCCCCGTCCTGATGAAAAACAATTAGCATTTTTTGCCTTAGCTCAAGTGAGATTAAATGGTGGAGTTTTAGAACACCCAGCGGGCAGTCGTTTGTGGAAAGAAGCTAATTTGCCATTAGGTGATGAAGTTGACGAATTTGGTGGCTTTACGATTGAGATTGACCAATGGGACTTTGGCCATGTCGCTCACAAGAACACTAAGCTATATATATATGGGATCGAGAGATCAGAGTTACCTTCATTGCCACCCACAAGAGGAGGTACTCCGATGCGATCAATATGCGGTAACGTAAAAGGCACAGTGCGATGCACTCAGTATCAAAGAGAATACACACCTGATCTACTTATTCAGTTTTTAACAGACATTTGCAATAGGACTTTACTATGATAAAGACAGTGTACGAGTCTCAAGAGGACATACTCGGTGCAATCGTAGCATTACATAGCCCTGAAGGTTTTGATTGCGATGTGACTTATGGTAATGGTCAATTTTATAAATCCATACCTCAGCCAGCATTAAAGTTTGATATTGACCCTCAATTACCTGATGTCATCAAAGCTGATAGCTCAGAGTTACCTATCCCTGATGCAAATGTTAAAAGTTTAATGTTTGATCCACCGTTCCTTACCTATATTAAATTGGCCAGGGATCATAATTCAATCATGGGTAAGCGGTTTGGTGGCTATTGGAATTATTCCGAATTAGAAACGCATTACCGATCAACGATAAAAGAAGCAAAAAGAGTTTTGGTTAAATCAGGAATTATGACGATTAAATGCCAAGACATCATACACAACCATAAGATGCACTGCACACATGCGAATGTTATTCAATGGGCCGCAACAGAAGGTTTTAGACTAAAAGACCTATTTATTTTATACGCTAAGCACAAAATGCCGATGCCTGTAAAAAATTCAACCCAAAAGCACGCTCGTATCCATCATAGTTATTTTTTAGTATTTGAGGCCCTTAAATGAGTTTACCTGCCGCACTTCAAGGCTTAGCCAATTACAACCAATTTATTGTCTATAAGCTTGTCCCGCGTGGCGAGACTGGCAAGATGGACAAGCTCCCTGTGGACTGGCGCAATGGCCGTGTTGCTGATAGCCAAGACCCGTCAATATGGACAGACTACGACACTGCATACGCTTACGGTCAAGGCAAGGTAGGTTTTGTGTTCACGGAGCAAGACCCTTTTTGGTTCTTAGACATTGACGATTGCTTACTCCCTAGCGGCTGGTCGCCACTCGCTCAAGAGCTTTGCGCGTTGCTCCCAGGCGCGGCCATTGAAGTATCGCAGTCAGGCAAGGGCTTACATATATTTGGCACGGGCGCAGTCCCTAAGCACGCTTGCCGTGGTGAGGCTGGCTCAGGGCTAGAGTTTTATCATACTGGACGCTTTGTTGCGTTTGGTGGACGTGATGGCACGGTGGGCGATTGTTTGACTGATTGCACGCGAGGCGTTGCGACACTTGTAGAGCGTTATTTTAACCGTTTGCCACAACAAGACAACACGCCTGTAGAGTGGACCGAGGCACCGACAAGCGAGTGGCGCGGATCTGTGGAGGACGAGGAATTGATCCGTCGCGCTTGCAATGCTAAGTCAGCCAGTGGCGTATTTGGTAGCAAGGCAACCTTTGCACAATTATGGGATGCAGACGAAGCCGCGCTTGCTAAAGCGTTCCCCGATCAAGGTGGACGGCCTTACGATGCAAGCTCAGCCGACGCTGCACTCGCTCAACATTTAGCTTTTTGGACAGGAAAAAATTGTAAGCGGATGGACGCCCTAATGCGTCGATCCAAGTTATACCGCGAGAAGTTTAACCGCGAGGACTACCTCAAGCGCACCATTTTACAGGCCGTTGCAAAGCAAAAAGACGTTTGCATAGACAAGCCGATGGCTGAACTGGCGGCAGTGGTGGCAGTCACAAAGCCGCGGGACGTCGAGGGTAATGTATTCCTCGACGCTGAGCAACAGAAGGTATTATTTGAGGGCTGCACGTATGTTTCAGACCTCAATAAAATATTAGCCCCGCACGGACACAGTTATAAGTCAGAGCAATTCGATAATATGTTCGGTGGGTATACGTTCATCTTAGACAAATCGAACAGTAAGACCACGCGCAGCGCGTGGGAGGCGTTTAATAAGTCTCAGGTCGTCGTCAATCGCAAAGTACATACATCCAGCTTTAGACCCGATAAAGAAGCGGGCGAGATATGGACACAAGGCAATGAGCTGCACGTCAATAGTTACTGGCCTATCAATACCCCGCGCAAGTATGGAAACCCTAGACCGTTCACAGATCATTTAGCGCGTATTCTACCCGTTGAGAAAGACCGAGAAATTATCATGGCTTATATGGCCGCCGTGGTGCAGCATAGGGGCGTTAAGTTTCAATGGACGCCACTCATTCAAGGCGCCCCTGGTAATGGTAAATCGTTATTGTCCCGTGTGCTGGTGGAGGCTATCGGCAAGCGTCATTGCCACATGCCAAACGCGCAGGAGCTTACAGACAAATTTAATGACTGGCTAGACGGAAAACTTTTTATTGCTGTGGAGGACGTTTACGTACCGCAGGAGCGCCGCGAGATTATGGAGGCGCTCAAGCCAATGATTACTAATGACTGGCTGGAAATTCAAGGCAAGGGTAAAGACAAAGAGTCCCGCTTCGTGTGTGCTAATTTTATGCTCAATAGTAATCACAAAGACGCGCTACAAAAAACTAAAGATGACCGCAGACTAGCAGTTTTTTATTGTGCTCAGCAGACGGCATCAGACATTTTGCGCGATGGCATGGGCGGTTCATACTTCCCCGCGCTTTATGACTGGCTCAGGCGCGACGGTTACGCGATTGTGAACGACTATTTAATGACTTACCCTATACCCGATGAATTGAACCCTGCTAAGGGTTGCCAGCGTGCACCGTTGACTTCATCCACGCAGGAGGCTATCAGCGAAGGCATGGGCGCTATTGAGCAGGAAATACTCGGCGCGGTTATGGAAGATCGTATAGGCTTCCGTAACGGCTGGATCAGCTCTCATTATTTAGACAACCTTATACACGATAGAGGCGCGTCACGCATTGCACGGAATACACGCCGCGATATACTGCGAGACTTAGGATATATCGCGCACCCTGGCTTGCTTAACGGCCAAGTAAATAACGTTGTCCACCCCGATTTGTGCAAGCCACGATTATTTGTAAAAGAAAGCCACGCCTCATTAAACTTGCGAGGCGTGGCAGTGGCTAAAGCGTATGAAGAAGATCAGCAGGATAAAACCGCGCTCAAGGTTGTTATGTAGCAGGCGTGGGGCTAAATTGTTCAAACACCATCACGGCCAGCATATACTTAGATATAGGCATGTTACGTTGACCGCTTTCCCAAGATACCCAGGCGCGGTTACTGCACCCGATAAGTGCAGCCGCGTCGTTGGTTGATAATCCGTGCTTAAGGCGTAGCGCCCGCACTTCGTTTGCTAATGGTTTATTAGTCGTCATGGTGTTTATAGTCCCCTAAGTTAAAATATGCCTGTATTGCCTCCCACACTATCGCAAGAATGATTAAGCAACACACAGAAAAAATAATGCCTATTAGTAGTAAGAGCAGCATTATTGCACCTCGCCCGCTAATTGTGAGTTAAGCTCTTTAAGCTCAAAGATAGTATCTTCAAGGCTTTCGATTTTATCTTCAGACTCGTTGAGTTCATCTTGCACGCGTTCTAGTTGTTTCTCCATCTCGTTTAGTTCGTCCAGCAAGTCGTCGAAAGCTTGGCCATTGTCACGCATAGCAAGAGCTAAGGCGTCATATAATGCCACCTCAAGGGGTGACACTGGCCGCGTGTATTTAATCAAGTCCTCGGCGCTTAGAATAGATATGTTTAGATCAGTCATAATTTTAATCCCCTATACATTTATTGATAAACTCTCGGCGTGCGTATGGCTGCTCGGTAGTATCAGGCGCCACAATATCCGCTAGATCCTCGGCGATAGATTGCACGCGGTAAAGCTCGCTTAATGACTTACTCGGATCGTCCCAGTGCGCACGGATAACGGCGGCCACGGCGTCGGGCGTGATAGTGTTTAGCTTTTTCATTCTGCGGCCTCGCTTGGATAAAGGGACTCGGCTGCGGCTTCTATTACTTCCCAATTTATACCATCGTTAGCGTTGAAGTTATCGGCCAGGCTTTCGAGTACATCCGCGCACTGTTCATCGTTAAGATCAGGCCGCACGCTTTGCACGTCCTCTAAATGCCAGTCATCCGCTAAATAGATAACACCTTTTTTGGTTTTTGCTATGTGTGCCATCATGCGGCCTCGCTTTCGTTAGTTACTTCCCACGCGATCAGCTCAGCGGCTAACCACACCATATCGTTACGGAATGTCACACCATCACCAATGTTAGCGGTAATCTGTGGCAAAGTATCTTGCCCCGTGCTCTCCATATAATCGCCAATGATCGTGTGAATGTCGTCGGCGAATTCGTTATATATGCGGCTGGTGTCGCTGTAATAAATAAGCGTCCCCGCTACACCGCTAACGCATCCGTGCTCGCTAATCTCTTTCAGTTCCTCGGCTTCGTATGTGTCCAACATGTATTTTTTAAATGCGTTCATTTTGTAACCCCTAAATAAATGATAATAATTGCGGCTGCGGCTAACATATAGCCCGCCAGGTGTTGAAGTCCTGCATAAGTATCTAACATGATTAAAAGCCTCCGTCACGGTTAAAAATTAGAATGGCAAGTTTTACATTGCAACATTGTTTCTTTATTTAATGCTAGTAATAATTTTTTACGTATTATTTTCAATTTGCCGTTACAGCAAGGACAAGTTTTACTTTTTAATAATTGCTCTTTTGTGTATATAGTCATTTTAAACCCCTTATATATTGCACATTGTGCGAAGTGCTTAGTGCATGAGTGATACTATACACAATGTGTAGTTAGCATGTCAAGCATTATTTTACTACATTGTGTAAATATTTTTACTATTTTAACTCACATTATGCGTTTTTACCTCTATTTACCTCGGTTTACCTTTTTGTCGAAGGGTGCGAGGTAGATTAAAGGTAGAATGTAACTGATTGATTATATGTGCTAATTTTGCTAAATACCTCGCACCTTGCAAAAAAACGCATTTTCTCTATCCCCCGCGCCCGCTCGCACCTCCCCTCGCGCGTTTTACTCTCTCTCTCTCTCTCTCTCTCTTTAAGAAAGTAAGAGGTATTAAGGTAAATAGAGGTGAAGCCCGTTGTGGCTGGCACCTCGCATGGTAACTTTGTATACCTTTTGGGATGACTGAGGTAAATTATTGTACAATCGTACAGTAAGTTTAAAAGCGCAACTCTTGGTATAAAAGCGCCCCTCTCGCCCAAATCCCGCACTGGGCAAGGGTTCCAGCGATAGTAAGCACTAACATTTTGGCATACACATTGTGCTTCATCTACTACAGGTTACTGTACGGCCGTAAGCCCCCGCCGCCCCCTGGTTAGCTTGAAGCCAAGCGGGGCGCGGGTCTCAGGGCGATTAGCGCGCGATCAATTGCAATAAATAACTCTGGGGCCACCCGCCCACCCCCACGGACGGGGTGCTTCAAATTTGCGCCCCGCGTCCCAAACTGCGCGTCAAGTAAAGGTTTAAACACATTGTGTATATGTCTACGCAGGGTGTATAGTGTAACTATCCGTCACCAGCGCAACATCTTTACAATCCCATCGCACAATCTTTACAATCTGTACCATCGGTTTACTTGACACCATCGTCACCAAAGCACATCATTGTGGTTATGAGCCTCTCAGCCCAACAATTGCTAATGCAAATCAGTGATGACCGCGCCTTAGGTGCAGCATTACTCTTTCCGCATCGACACCGCCAAGCCTCGCCTGACTTCCACTACAAAGTCATGGATATGTGGCGTTCAGCCGATCAATTCGTCAGTATTGAAGCGTTCCGTCAAGGTGCTAAAACAACCATCTCTGAGGAGTTTTTATTGCTCGAAGGGTTATTTGTTAACTTTAAATACTGCTTAATCTTCGGTGAGACGTACACAAAGGCTTGTCAGCGTATCGAGGCGATGAAGCATGAGCTGAATACCAATATGCGGATTTATGAGCTATTCGGTAAGATGAAAGGTGATAAGTGGTCCGAGAATAAAATCATTCTAAGCAACGGTGTGGCTATCGAAGCGCACGGCTGGGACGAGGAAATTCGCGGTTACTTGCATCAAGCTAATCGTCCTGATCGCGCTTACCTAGATGACATCGAGACTGAGGAGCGCGTGCGTAATTCAGACGAGGTTGATAAGAATTGGAAAAAACTCCACAAGCAATTGATGCCAGCAATGGACAAAGAGTTTGGCAAAATACGGATGACTGGTACGCCACTCGCTGACGACTGCATGATCCGTCGCGCTGCTAACTCACCGCACTGGACGCACGGACATTTCCCAATCTGTGACCGAGATATAGATGACCCTCAAGCACAATCGTTGTGGGATACGCGCTATCCGATGGAGTGGATACGCAACTTGCGCGATCAGATGTCATCCGAGGGGATGCTTCGAGAGTTTATGCAGGAGTATATGCTGGTACCAACTGGCGCTCAGGGTAAGCCGTTCGATGAAACGATGCTACGCTTCCAAGATGTCGCGCCAACTATGTATGCGCCTAAGATCGTTATCATGGACCCAGCCCGTACCGTTGAGGTTAAGAAGTCTGACCAAACAGGTCACGTCACTGTGTCGCGTGTCGGCACCCGCATTTACGTCCACCAATCAGGTGGCGAGTATTGGCAACCTGACGAGATTATCAATGGGGCGTTCGCCATGAGCAAACGTCACGACGATGCCGAAGTAGCGATTGAAAAGAACTCACTTGATGACTGGCTACTCCAACCGATGCGAGCTGAGATGCTCAAGACAGGTAAGTCATTGAAATTACGTACACTTAATGCCCCACAAGACCGAGATAAAGCCGCTTTCATTATGGGCTTGCGTCCGTTCTTTTTAGCGGGGGACATCATTCTCGTTGGTGGCCGTGCAGCGCACCAGCAACTCGTCAGTCAAATCGTCAACTTCCCTTCAGGCAAACGCGACGTGCTTAATGCCCTAGCGTATGCCTTAAAAGTGTTCAGCGGTG